ACAGCAGTCTACGGCGAGACAAGCGCAGCAGCAACCACTAGCAGCAATTACACACTGTTTTTCGAGTTTGAGGTGCGTCAAGACTTTGACGCAGTTGATGGAACGTTACTCGCCTTATACGCAAATGCATCGCTTGACGGGTGGGCTTTCGTTTTTGTCCCTACAGCAACGGAGCTTCGCGCTTTCAGGTTAGCCGCAGGAGTACCGCAAGCTTTTGCAGGTGTGGATTTAGGGGCTACACCAGTTGAAGGCGACACCCTTGACATAATGTTAGAAATTAAATCTGCAGACCCTTTCACATTGACTGTAGGGGCGAACAGTGCTGACGCACCCGCCACACCATCAACTTTCCCCACAAATTTGACGCGTTTTTGGCAGTACTTCAACGACCCGACAACAGTACCAGCTTTCGGCATCTACAAGAACATGAAACGACTGCAAGGTGTGGACATACCGCTGTCAGTCGCTAAGGTGGTGACGCCGTGAGTTTTCCGTATTACTTAACTGTTGTTGTTGACGATCTATCGGCGTTTAGAACCTGGTTAGGCGCCAATGAAGACGCGTACCCTGACATAATCATACCTCTGAGTGCGGGTTTTTTCGGCGGCCCATCAGACGAGTTCAAATTGCAAGCCGATAAAATGAATCCTTACTATGATGGCAATAAATCTATGTCTATAGTATATGTAAGGGATCAAAATCAAAGAGATTTCTTGGACGAGTGTCCGCACATGACACTATCCGGGCAGAGTGAAACACCCTACCCGATGGATAAGACATTGATAACACCGCCAGAATAAAACCCAAACTAAACGAGCGAGAAAATAATTATGCAAGCAGATTACGACCACAACGATTTCGACACCATGCGTGCCGCAGAAGCAGACAGAATGTTAATGGTTAAATTTTTCGTCAAAACACGCCCTAAAAAAGGCGTCGATCCGAAGAGTTTAGGCCCGAATGAGCCCCCACCATTTGATGAAGTTGAATATATTGAAATTCGTGTGCCAGGTAGCCGCGATCCGCAAGCATGTCGCCCAGCAACTGCTGCGGATAAAAACCGTTTTGCAGAGCACTACCGCATGTTCAAACAGCGCATTGAGGCGCCTGTTGAAGGTTGGCCACTAAGTGAATGGAACGGCGCACGCCCAGGACAAGTCGAGCAATTGGCGTTTCTTGGTGTGAAAACGGTCGAGCAGTTGATCGCCATCCCTGACGTTAAAATATCCGGCATGATGGGCGGCGTGAACCTTAAATACCGCGCGCAGAAAGCCCTCGATGAGCGTGAAAACGGTGCGAAATTGCGCGAAGAAAACGAATTTTTACGCGGCGAACTTGACGAGCTAAAAGAGAAATTTGCCTCTCTTTTAGACAGCATAGGCGCGGATACGCCTGACCCCGAACCGGCCGCAGACGTTGTTGACCCTATTGGTGAAGAAGACGTTCAGGCGGTGGCAGAGTCAGAAACTAAAAAAGAGCCTGAGAAAAAGACGACAGCACGTCGATCTCGCGCGAAAAAGTAATAAACCAGGGGGTCTGTCATGGCTATCACAACCACCACTACAGCAGCGAACATCCTTAACACGGCAGCAGCCGAGGCCGGGATTGCACCTGTAGCAGACCCTTACGCAAGTGATGATAAAACGTTCCAGCAGATGCGATACCTGCTCAACACAGCAGGTGTTGAACTGTGTTTGGCGCACCCTTGGGAGTTTTTAGTCAGCGAAACAACCATAAATTCGGCACTCCCAGATCAAGAAACATTCGATCTGCCCGATGATTTTTACTACATAATCCCGCAAACCGGGTGGAGCCAATCACAACGCATACCGCTGGGCGGCCCACTGACGGCGCAAGAATGGACCTACTTAAAAGGTCGTGATCTTGCGCAAAACACACTGTACAGCAGCTTCAGGCTGTTCGACGGCAAGATAGGGTTCTACCCAGCACCGCCAGAGACAGGCTTTGAGTTTACTTACGAATACATAAGTAAAAACTGGGTTATCGACGCAGATGACAACACACTGCGCAAAGATGAAGTCACAAAAGCTGGTGACAAACCGCTATTCGATAAAACACTAATAAGCAGGTATTTAAAACTTAAATATTTGGAAAGCGCCAATTTTGATACGAACAAAGCACAAGGCGATTTCAATCAAATATTTGACTTCTTAACAGGCAAAGATAAATCAGGAAAAGTATTGAATGCGGGCAACTACGGGGCTGGCTACCGATACATTTCTATATGGAACGCCCCAGATACAGGTTACGGCACCCCATGATAGGCTCTGCACTCGGCACATCAAACAGACCTCAGCAGCTGACATCGGCTTCTGACCGTTTTGCCGCGCCGTATGATGGCATAGACGGACGTATATCGCTGGCAACCGGCAGCCCCACACATTGCATATACACTTACAACCTAATACCGCACGAATTCGGTATGAAAGTTCGTAATGGCTATCGCGAATGGCAAACGGGACTTGATGAAGGCAGTAGTGAGGGTGTGCACACAATAATACCTTTTGATTCTTCATCGCAGGCCACGGGCGCAAATAGGTTGTTTGCAGTCACTAATGAAGCCATTTGGGATGTCACCACACCTGGCGACACCCCAATAAATAAACTGGCGTTTGGTGACATTTCAAGCACATCAGGGTACGGTAACTACATCCACTACACTAACCAAGCTGGCAACGATGTCATGTTTTATGCGGACGCCAATAACGGCTTGTTCAAATATGACGCTAACACCGATACTTGGGCACAAGCGACAGGGATAACAGGGCCAGAAATATCAAAAGTGCGGTTTATTATGATCCACAAAGACCGCATTTGGCTTGTGGAAAAAGGCGCTAATTCTGCATGGTATCTACCACTTGATGCAGAACAAGGGCAAGCGGAGGAGTTCTTTTTCGGTACAAAATACAATAGCGGCGGTTCTACAGCAGGGCTTTTTAGCTGGTCAATCGATTCAGGCTCCGGCGTTAACGATTTTTTTGTGTCCGTAGGTCGCGCAGGCGATGTGCTAGTTTATAGGGGCTCTGACCCCGCAGACGCTAGTGGGGCGGACCCGTGGGAACTTGTAGGTACGTATTTTATCGGAAGGGTGCCTGAAGGCCCGACATTCGGAAGCGTGAATGGTGGTGATCTATACCTACTGTCAATCTACGGATTGAACAGTATGGGCGAGCTTTTGCAAGGTGTGAACAGTGCAGAACTTTTCAACTCGTCAGAAACTACATCCCCATCGGCACGCATTGCACTTATCATCCAAACGCGATTAAGTCAGAATATTGACCTATTCGGGTGGGAAGTGCGCCGCATACCGAGCGAAAACTCATTGTTGATATCCGGCCCGCAAATAGGCAGCACAGCACCTATTCAATATATCTACCGACTTACGACCGCCGCTTGGGGCTTGTGGCGTAACGTACCTATAGAAAGTTTTGAGAATTGGCAAAATAATGTTGTTTTTGGCGATGCAGACAACCGCATTCTTTATATGGATGTTACTGTTGATAATGTGTTACTCAACCCTTCGCAAGCTATAAACGGGGACGCGATAACCTTTTCTATTTTAACCAACTTCAGAGATTTGAACGCGCCTACACGTTTTAAACGTGTAAAACTGATACGGCCTGATTTCAGTGCGCAAGCGGCTCCAGATGTTACGATAGCGGCGCGCTACGACTACGACCTGACAGAATCGTTTTTAACCGCTGCTTCTGCACCCCCACCATCAGACGATTCATGGGACGTAGCCACGTGGGACAACGCCATGTGGAAGTCGGCAACAGGTCAGAATTTCAGCGACATAAAAGGTGCATGGGGTATAGGTCGATATGTGGCGATAGCCATGATAGGCACATGCCGAGAAGAAACCTATTTCATTGGTTGGGATTTAATCTTCGACGCAGGAGGACCGTTACTGTGAAACCTTACGTTAGACAACTGCACGGCCCTAGTGATTGGGGGTGGATTAATAAGCAAGTGCCGATTTTACAGGTGTCAGACACTGAAGGCATCGTCATGATCGATCTTGACAAAAACGAAACCGTCGCGGCCATGGTGATCGATAATATCACGCATAACAGTGTACAAGCACACTTCATGCTTTCCAATGTCAGCGCGCTACGTCACGGTTTTGTTGAAGAATGTTGTGACCTGATATTTAATGAAATGGGTAAGAAATACATCTACGGCTTGGTGCCAGGAAACAACGAAAAAGCGATTAAGTTCAATAAGCATGTAGGGTTTACCGAAAAAACCCGCATGGAGGAAGCATTCATGGATGGTGTAGACTATATACTTATGGAACTTAAGAAAGAAAACTGCAAATATTTGCCTGAACTTAAGAGGGCAGCATAATGGGTAAAAAATCACCAGACATTAAAGGCGCAGCCAAAAGGGAAGCGGCCTCGCAAGAGGCCATAGCGCGCGAAGCGACTTATGCAGACCGGCCTGATCAATTCACCCCATGGGGAAGTCTTACATGGGAGCAAGAACAGATAACAGATCCGGCAACAGGTAAACCAGTTACACGCTGGGTACAGAATCAAGAGTTCTCGCCCGAAGCACAATCCTTATATGAGTCAACAATGGATGAAATGAACCTGCGCCAAGGCGCGCGGTCGGGTATTTTGAACCGCGAGTTAGAGCGTTTTGGCACACCGGCAGATTTCGACCAGTTTGGCGACCCTATCGGCTTGGATTTCTCAGCCGATGAAATGCGCCAACGCGCAGAAGATGCAGCGTATGGGCGTAGCGTTATGCGTTTAGACCCACAATTTGCCGAACAAGGCGCACGCCTTGAACAGAAATTGAAAAGCCAAGGTTTGAGCCCTGGTGATCAAGCATACGACGCCGCGATGGCTAACTTCCAACGTGGCAGAAATGATGCGTACGAACGCGCACGTCTTGGCGCTACGGCCGAAGGCCGCGCAGAAGCATCGGATATGTTCGGTCGAGCGATGCAAGAAAACGAACTGGCCAACGCACTACGTGCGCAAGACATTGAAGAATATATCGGCGAGCGCCAGTTTGGCCTCAATGAAGCCGATTTGGTGGGCGAAGGTTCTGATTTCGGTGCCTTTTTGAGCCGAATAGCGTCATAGGAGAAAGAACATGGCAGCACAATTTCAACCATTCAGAGCAGCAACCCGCAGACGTGCACCTGACTATGTTCAGGCAGAGATTCAACAAGGTGAAGCCGACCGTCAAGAACGCATGCGCCGGTTTCAAGAAGCCCAAGGTGCGGTTAAACTGTACGATCGATTAAAAAGTCGCAATACCGGCGGTATGGGTGGCCAAACAGGGCAATCCACAGCACGTGCACAAGCATTACGCGACAGCAGCCAAACACCGTCAGCAGGTGCCGGTGGCGCTGGTGGGGGTGGTGGTGCAAACCCCATGGGTTTAACAGGCGGTGCAGGGCCTGTTGACCCGGTTACAGCAGCAGCAGCCCTTTTCATCGGTAACGAAGCAAACGCCAGTAAAACAGGCTACCGTCCAGACAACCCCGGCGAGTGGATGAAACAAATAGCCACAGGTGAAACTTTGGAAACCGATCTAGATGAGCGTTTTCCTGACCGTTTAGGTTTGGACGAAGGCAGCCGAGGCAGGAAAATATGGGATGCAACGGTATCCGCACCATCTAAATTAGCTAATCCCGTACACTACGTAGTTGACGCAGGGCAAAAAGTGCGCGATATGAGATTTCCTAAATATGTAGCCGACGCGCTAAGAGGTTTAATATAGGAGAGTAACTATGGCCATGACCTCTGAAGAATTTTTACGGCTCGCTGAGCAGGGAGCTTTGGCAAATGCTAACCTGACCGGCCTGACCGAGCAGCAGGCGCGTGCCAACGCTTTACGTGACAGTATGGAGACGATCAACCCAACTACTGGCCAGGGCAGTTATTTGGGCCTTATCGCTGATTTTATCGGGCAAAAAGAGGGGCGTAGGCGCCAACGCATGCTCACACCTCGCATTGATGAAGCACGGCGCAATGTTGGTTTGGCAAAAGCTGCAAAACAACGTTATGACGTTGAACAAGCAGCCGAAAAGCAAGCGTACGACCGAGCATTTAAAGAAGATGAGCGCACATACGACCGTGAAATGGCCGAACAGAAACGTGCGGACATGCTCGCGCGCCGTGAGATGGGTGAGTATGTTGACCCACAAGGCAATCGTCAGATCGTTCGCACTGACGCGTTTGGGCGTGCGTACGATGACGCAGGCAACCCAATTGAGAACTTTAGCCAGTGGCGTGAATATGAACGTCCACGCCTCACAGGTAGAGGCAGTGGTGGCGGGTTAACACCGTCCAGCTTACGTTCAGGCATGAAAGACCTACGTAAAGAGCTGAAAGCCATCATGCCCGCCATCAGAGAAGCACAGACAATTAACCGTCTGTTGAGCCCATATGGCCGAGGCGGCGAAAAACAAGGTATGGACATCCCAGGACTCGGCGGCATAGAAGGCCAAAGAGGCGCTATGGGTGACATATACCGCACCCTGTTCACTTCGCAAGAAGGTAAAGACATTAACCGTGCGGTGAGTGGTCTTGTTCAGCAAGTATTGAGACAAGATGCAGGGACTGCCCAAACGTTCAACGAAACGCAGAGCACCTTAAGAAAAATAGGTACTGAGTGGATTAATAACGAAGAGACGTTCCTCAATAACTGGCCACAATTCGCGGCAGCGCTGGAAGAAGATTTAAGGCGTGTAGAGCGAGGTAATTTGCCCGAAGTCATTAACACTTATCGCAGTAATTTCGCACCCGGTGAAGAAGTAGAGCTGGATATTCGCCTTCAAACGCCGGATTTCATGCCTGCTGACCCGCGCCCGAACATTCAGAAAGTGACCGGCACGCGTGAAACGCCTGTGCAACAACCGACTTCG